CTCACTTCTACGTCAAAGATTTTGACCTTGACGTCATCAAGAGGCTGTTCGCGTTATCCTATTATACCGCGGTTCCCGTGAAAAAGATTTTCGACTTTCCGGAATGGTGGGACACAAAATATCTTGCCCCGACCCCGACTGCGGACGTGGTGAAGCGAGCACTTGCGGCAGATTCTCTTGAAAACTTCCTCAAGGTATTTAGCAATGGTTCCGACCGCGGGCACATCCGCTATTGGCTTAATTGTGTTTCCATTGAGAAAATCGGCACAGTTGAGTTTCGCATCTTCAACTCGTCGTGGAATTTTGAGGAAACGCTTGAAACCATCAAGTTCATGTACTCTTTCGTCGAGTATGCCTACCTCCACGAGGATATGGAAGAGTATAAGACGCTCACCACGGTCGAAAAGTGTATCGCGGCATTTCATATTAACCCGGAGAAGATTCCGCACAGACATAAGCCCCTCCTTTGGGCGGCGGAGCACTCGGACAATATGACAGTCGTAGGTGAAATGTTCAAGAAGTCGAATCGGATGCTGTCTTACATTAAAAAGGCATCTTCAAAATTCGACGTTGTGCGCGTAGTGAACTCCTATTATTTCGACATCGAACAGGTCATTAACCCCCGCGAAATCGTCGTCTATACGAAGGAGTATTTCATTTACCTGCTATTTAAGGCTATCAAGGGTGAAATAAAAGAGCTTACATTCGACGAAGAATATAGCTTCCTCAACATCCAATCTGATAAACCGAGTGAGATTGTTGCGACCCTGCATTTGTTCAATGCCATCAAAAAGCACAAGAAGTCTGACGACATATACCATCAAGGGCTGTACCGGGACTTTGTAGGTAAGTTGGAATACTACACCAAGAAATATAGCGAGAAATACCAGAAACTCGTTGATAATCTATCGGCCAAGAACATTTCGGTCAAGTATTGCGCAGACCTTGAAGACGCGATTCTGGACTGTGGAAGCGACGACCTTGTGATTTATCAATCGGAGTTTCTTGCATCCCTTCGGGCGGCCAGTAACGCGATGGAAAAAGCCCTTACCGAGGATTTCGGCATCCAAGAAAGGAAACGAACGCATTACGCATCCATCGACGAGGAGCGCGTTAGCTATCTTGCGATTACTCAACATCAATACATGGGCCGCAAGAAGGTTTTTCGCGATGGCCGCACTTGTATCTATTCCAACGCTACTGAAAGTGGCGATAACAGTTTTAGCAAGCGTACCATCGTACCTCTCAAATATCGTCGTCTGCCGGATGATTACCAATTCTCGGACAAAAGCCGGATTCGGTTTATGCGGGCCAGCATGAGTGAAATCGACTACCTCCGAATGATTTACCTGAAGAAAGACATCATCCTCGTTTCGGCTCCGTTCTGCTATCTCTGGTTCATCGACGACTACGTGTTCGGAGCGAGCATGTTCGACTTTATGAAGGTCGATAAGTACGGGACGGACGCCGTGTCCATGAAGAGCGACTTCGTGATAGACCACCCACTCCAGAAATTGAGCAAGTTGCTCATCATGGGGGTTCTCTCAACCGAATACCGCGACGAGTTGTGCATCCGCTTCAAAACGGAGGTAGGCCGCATCTGCACCTCTGTTTTCACCGATAAGCCGGTGTCGATGAAATACCGCGGTGTCTTCGACCTCGACGAACGTGGTATCGGTAAACTCTACTACAATCAGGTGGCCGGCAAACTCGGTACACTTGATTCGATAATGAAGGAATTTCTGAAACGATTCTATAAAGGCAAGTAGTTATGAATTATGAACGCGAAATGATGATAAAAGCGGCAAAAAGGCATGTAACAAGGCTTCTCGAAGGCAGAGCAAAGAAAATAATATGCCTTGACTTTCCGTGTGCGCTGGTATGGGCTGAAAGCATCGAAAGTGGCGTAGATAATCCTATGACGGTCGACTTACCCGAATACGCTGTAATAGACAAAGAAAGCGGAGCAATACGATGGACGGAATTTTCCGACCTCCTGAACACCGACCAGCGCGCCATGATAAAAGCAAGTGCGGCAATGTGCGCCTCCAAACGTGCCGGATTGGTACATTACACAATAGGGTCTGAAAGAAGATAAGTATTTGAGATTCATCAACCATAGAGCAATGAACAAAAAGATAATCAGAAAGAACGCCCGCCAATTCTGCGGATGCCCGAACGCTGGTATTTCTTGCGAAAAAGACTTATGCAAAGGGGCTTGCTGTGTAGCCCGCAAGCGTTATGAAGGTTACATCGCTGGTTATGAATCCTGCCATACACGCCTTCGGAAGTTCGCCAGTCGCGTCTATTCCATTCTTGGCGTAAAAGCACTAAACGGATGCGACGACAAGACGTGGGACAAGTTCTGCAACGGTAACGGAACGGACGTAGGCAATGACATGAACAGTCTTGTAAGAACAGCTCAAAAACTTTCAAAATAGCATGGGACGATTCAAAATTGAAGAGGTTGAGATTTCCAAAATTCGCCTCATTGACAAGAATGCGCGGTACATGGAACAGACCGATTTCCGCGCGTTGGTAGACAACATCAAACGGGATGGCGAACTTTCGTCAGTCCCCTTCTGCGTGAAATACCCTGACGGCCACTTTACCGTGGTTTCTGGTAACCATCGTGTCGAAGCGGCAAAGATGGCCGGTCTTACCATCATTCCGGTCATGTACGTTCTGGAAGAAGACACGTCAAACGACGAGATTCGCGCAAAGCAACTTTCCCACAACTCAATTTCCGGCAAGGATGACCCGGAAATCATCAAACAACTTCTCGACGAAATCCGTGACGTAGCCTTCAAGGAGTACGCCCACATCAGTAATGAAATTCTGGAAGGAGTAAAAGACATTGACTACACCGTGGAAATGCCCAACAACGAAGTCGTGCCCGTAACCCTTATGTTCGTAGACACCAGCAAGGCCGCACTCGACCGCCTTTTGGAAGAACTGGAAGCCTATACTCCAGCGGAGTTGGAGAATACAATCATCATGGACAAGAACTACATGAAGCGGCTGAACGAGGTTACAGCGAAGGTATCGAGCCGATTCAAAATCAAAGCACAGGCGTTGAGTGTGTGCAAAATGGTCGAACTTGTAGACAATATGCTGGATGGCGGACGAGAAAACAACGCGACCGAGTAATGTAGAGAAAGCAGAAGCGAAAAAGTCTCTTACCACCAAACGGAAGAAGAAACTGTTTCTTGAAGCACTCTCTAAAAGGCTGTTGAATGTTTCGGCAGCCTGTAAAGTCGTGGGCATATCTCGCAATACTGTATATCGGTGGAGGGACGAAGATGACACCTTCAAAAAAGATTGGGATAACGTGGCCGAAGAGTTCTACGACAATATCGAAACGGCCATGTTCTCCAAAGCCACCATCGACAAAGATACCACGATGCTCATTTGGCTGTCGAAGACCAAGATGAAGCACCGCGGGTATGTTGAGAAGACAGAAACCGACCTCACGGTAAATCCTTTCCTCGAATTGATGAAAGCCGCGACCTCCGATGATAAGCCCCAAAAGTAGTTTCGGATAGAGTAAAAAAAACTTGTAATTCACTGAAAAATAAATAGTTATCTGTTTGGTCAAAAGTTACATTCTTTGTAGATTTACATATCAATAAAAGAACAACAAACAATTAAAAAACAGATAGTTATGACAGCAAGAGAAGTTAAAATCGAAATGCTCAACAAGGCGTTGCAGATAATGACAGGCTACCAGTCCGACATTGTTTATGACTTTGAGTCTATTGATGAAATGAAGGATGGCGAATCGGCTTGTTGGTCAATTCGTGAAACCGGAACGCATTTCACGACCGATATGCGTCGGCTTGAAGGCTTGCGCAAAAACACCAAAGTTACCTATGTTATCAACCGTGAGAATGGTGCTTATACCATAACTCTGTCCAATGATACGCAACATAAGATGAAAAGGACAGATTTGAAATTTATCGGCATTGACGGCCGGTGCAGGTTGGTTTACCAAGACCCCAACGGTCAGTTGTGGAAAGATATTACGCGGGGAAGTGATATGCCCTCTTTCTATTCCGCCTGTAATAACGAGTTCGAGGGAGAACCGAAAATGCCTATCGAAATGACATATCCCGACTTTGAGTAGTTATGGCACGCTGAAACTCTGCCTAATGATACGCAAAACCGACAAATCGCCATGAAAAATATAGGAAGAAAAGAATTTACGGCTATCTACGCAAAAGACCTGAAGCAGAACGAACGATTCAAGACCAGTAGTGGGTTCGCGGTTTACGTTTGCGACTCTGCCGACATATTTAATGTCATATATCATTACGAGAATGACCCGTGCAAGGTGTCGAGCTCTATGAGTCCATACACACTTGTATTTCCCCTTGCTGATGAAGGAGACTACATTTATCATGGATAAACAGACCAAAACGACAAGCGCCCTCCGAATGTTCCGTGCAGGTGATTATCGCGGTGCATTTTCGATTTTCTCCACCTTTCGGGTGGGATTCACCAGAGAGGAGACAAGAACGCTTCAAATCGCCTCGGAAAGCCTCGGAGGGCATGCCGAGTTTTACCAGAGTCTCGGAGTTGATACGAACGCCGAGGTGTCAAAAGCGAAAGAGATAATCAGAACCAAATACCAAGAGCAATGACAAGCAAAGAGAGTTTCGAGCGGCTTCGCGAGGCCGAAGCACGACTGAAAAAGTGGGACACCCTTAAAGAGAGGGATGCACTCGATGAAGAGCGCTGCCAAGCCATCCGCAATCTTGTGCCGGAAGTTGGCTTGAAATGTACCATCTGCTACTACTCAGACTACCGAGCCGCGACCGTGACGCAGGTTTTGACAGAACGCAAGGTGGCTGTCAGATTCAACAAAACCAAGTGTCTCGATTACTTCGCTGGCGATTATGAAATCTTGCCAGAACTCGAAGGAGAAGAGCGGATTTTCACCAAGCGTAGTAACGGCAAATGGATTGCCGAAGGCCAACTGTCGAAGGACGGCGTTCGTCTGGCCCTTCATTACCAGCGGCATTACATCAACCCCGAATACTGATGGGCCGCATGGAAAGCACACTCAAATACCTTGAATCACGGGCCGCGAGCATCAAGACCAGCATATCGAAGGCAGAAGACCGCCTTATCGACGCCAACCGTGCAGAGGTCGAAAGAGTTGCCAGAATGGGTTGGGGCTATGGAATGAGGCATAGCAAACTCAACTGTTCCACCTCGAAGTCGGACAGAATCAAGGAGCGCATCAATAGTCTGAAGGTGAATCTTGATAAGGTTCAACGAACGATAGAATTTGTCAAATCAATGAAGTAGCACCATGAGCAAGAAACGATTTTACGCTGTGCCTACAAAGTTTGTGTTCAGCGGAACATTCAGAATCAAAGCGGAAAGCCAAGAGCAAGCCGAGAAATATGTTCAAGAGCATTGTGGTCTCGTACTCGGAGGCAATATTCATTCCTCACTTCCAGATGATGAAGTCGATTGGGAGTTCGATATTCACCCTGAAACAATCGTAGAACATGGACTTGATTGAACAGATTACAACCGTTGCCACTTCTTTGGGATGGCAGGTTA